CCGCCGTACGGTATCGGAGTCGGCAGCCAAACGTACGCAAAGGGCGTTGCAATTGCGGGTAACGGACTTGCCAAACGCCGCGACTACTCGGGGACGAATTGGGACTCGCAGCGGCTCGACAAATCGGTAATCGACTTAATGCGCGAAATGAGCAAACAACAAATCATTTTCGGCGGCAACTATTATACCGACATACTCCCGCCGACTAAATCGTGGTTAGTATGGGACAAACGGCAACCCGACGAGCATAACTCGTTTGCGGATTGCGAGTTGGCTTGGTGTAGTGCCGATGTCGCCCGCGTAATTCACTACTATTACAACGGTATGCTGCAAGGCGATATGCGCAACAAAGATTATCGTTTTCACGCCACGCAAAAGCCGACGCAACTATACGCAAAGGTTTTGACGTTGTACACGAAAGAGGGCGATTTGATACTCGACCCGTGCGCGGGGTCGCAAGCGTTGCGTATCGCGTGTCATAGGCTCAAACGGCATTATATCGGGTTTGAAATCAACAAAGAGTATTACGACAAGGGTTGCGATTGGTACGCGCAAGCAACCGCGCAAATGTCGATATTTGATTTAATGTAACAACTACAAGGAGGCTCAAATGGCAAAGAAAAAGAAAGCGGGCAAAATTTACTACGTTTGCGACCGAACGGCGTGCGCACATTGCTCGCCCGATTGCAAACACACAAGCAACATTGCACACGCAAAAAACTTTGCGCCCGCGGACATCAACGGCAATTACCCCGTCAAGGCGGCGGACGCGGTTATATTTATCGAACGTGCCGACACTGCACCCCTTCCGCCCGACGGCGGTACGGACGCGGCAACGGACAAAGGCGGCGGGCAATGAACATCGAGCGCAACCACGTTTACAAAATGGATTGTCTTGACGGCTTGCGTCTTATGGC